AGAAGGAACTGAAACAGAAGGATTTAGCAATGGCAACGATTAATATATTTGGTGTTGTAGGTGAAGATGTAAGGGCTGCGGATGTTATTCCAAAGATCCAAGCAGAGAAAGGCGATGTTATCGAGATTGGTATTATGTCAATCGGTGGCGATGTCCGCGAAGGCTTAGCAATCTATGACGCATTACGGGAAGCTTCTGCCAATGGTCAAGAGGTTAGAACTTTTGCACTCGGTATAACTGCCAGCATTGCATCTATTATCTTTATGGCCGGTGATGTCCGAGAAGTAAGCGACAATGCCGAAATCATGATTCACAATTCAAGCGTGGTTATGGGCGGCAATAAACACGACCTTAAAGGCGCTATTGAAGTACTTGATGATATTGATTCTAAAATGATCGGGATCTATGAGTCGCGTACTGGATTGGATAAAGAAGTATTATCTGAACTACTTAATGAAGAAACTTTCATGTCAGCAGATGAAGCGGTAAGTAAAGGCTTTGCAACTGATAAGACAACTGTTCTCGCTCTCGTAGCAATAATCAACAAAACAAAAAAGGAGCCTGTTAAAATGGCAACTGAAGAAGAAACCAAACAAGCAGGCTTTTTCGCTCACATGGCGGCCTGGTTTAAAAGTGAAGTCAAAGCCGAAGGCGATGATGAAGAACGTAAAGAAGACGAAGACGCAAAAGCCGAGTCTGAAGACGAAGATGTAGAAGTCGAAGAAGAGAAAGAAACTGAAGACGCAAAAGCTGAAGGCGATGACGATTCCGAAAAGGAAGAAGAAGCCAAAGCAGAAGGCGACGACGAAGACAAAGAAGAGATGAAAGCTAAGATTGCATCTCTTGAAGCAGAACTTGCTACAGCTAAAGCAGAGCATGAAGAAGAAGATGAAGATGAAGCGGCTAAAGCTTGTTTAATCATGAGTGGCATTACTGACAAAAAAGTCACAATGCACACTGCTGGTAAACTGTTTAAGAAGTCTTTGTCTGAAGTTAAATCTCATCTCGGTGATCTTGAGTCCAACGCAACTAAGCGCGGCAAGACTGAAGAGCCTAACTCAGAAGCTTCAAGTAAGATCGACCAGTGGAAAGCTATGAAAGCCGAAGGCAACCATGGTACTGCTCAGAAATTCTACACTAAAAATTATAAAGAAATTAGTTCAGAAATGAACAAGGAGAAATAAATCATGGCTGTTGTATTCGCAAATGATGATATTCAAGTAATCGCCGCTGAGGCATGTGTTCAGGAAAATCTTCCTGTTGATGACTTGAGAGTTCACAGTATTCAACTTAACGCTCAGACCGCTTCAGGTTCCCCTGCTTTGTTTTCTGATACTGTTAAGGTTCCTATCTACGCCGCAACTGGTTCCGCTACTACTTGGGCATCCGGTTCTAACGACTATGAAGATGCTACAGCAGCACAGTCTGTAACGTATAAAGATGTCGTTATCAATCAGCGTAAAAAGCGTACTATTGAGATTGACGAACTAAGCCTGCTTAGAACCGATATCGCGCCTCTTGTCCGTTTGGAACTTGAGAACGTTGCAAGAACTATGGTTAACGATGTCAATGCACTTATCATCAATGCTAACTTTGCCACAAACAAAGTAATCGGCGTTGTTGGTTCATTCGATGCTGACGTTGTTGTAGGCTTGCGCTCTGAAGCTCAGATTCGCAAATATCCTACTTCAATGAGAAAGTGTATTTTAAATACTGATTACTCTATTGCACTTCAGCAAGATCCCGTAATCAACAATCACAATACATTGACTCCAGTTGATCTTGGTTCTAACCAGATCCTTACAAGCTTCGCTAAGTTCGGCGGCGGTTTGTATGAGTTTGAAGACATCCCAACTGCACTTAATCAAGTTGGTTTTGCTACCAATGGTTGTGGTATCGCTATTGCAATGCCTTCAATGTATCAGCAAAACGATCCTGACACTTATGAACAGACCGAGCTTGATTGGAATGGTTTCAAATTCCTAATGCGTCGTCATAAGAATAAGGCAACTGGTTCTGTATTTATCACTATCGAAGCTCAGTATGGCTTCTCTGTTGCTGATGAAGATGGTATCGTTCGTTTGACTTCTGCTTAATAACAATGCTACCGACAGGGCCGGAGATAATTTCAAAGGCTCTGTTGGTAATTAAAGGATAAAATACAATGCGTAAATTTGCCCTATATTACGGCGTTCTTAGAAGTAGCGGAAATCTTGATACTATTGCCCTGGGTGCTAGAGGCGAGATTCAGAACTTTAAAGAACAATGCAAACTCGATATCGAAGATCCTAAAATCAAAGCTAAGTATTCAGCTCTTGTTTTGGCTACCGATTACGGTCTTAAGAATCATTATAAGCTTGGCGATGCTCCAAAGGCTGCTAAGAAGACCACAAAGAAAGAAGATTAATTATGTCTTATATTACACTAACAGAAGCTAAGCAGTATTTAGGCGATGTTTATCTATCAGCTTACATTAATGTTGCTACTGATCTTGTTGATGATACCATCTTACAAGATGACATCGACGGTGTGACTAGTGTAATAGATAGCTATGTTAAGAAGCTATACGATCAAACTCTAGTTGGCGCGCAAACTCTTGTCATGATGCGGAGTATATCAGAGCAGCTTTTATACGCTAAAGCGTACGAGCGTTTTGATTCAACCGAAGTGCCAGACTGGGTTAGAGATCGATACGATAGAGGGATATTCAGACTTAAGGATATATCTAACGGTGCAATGATTTTAAGTGATGAGGCTCAGAACCCTAGAGGCTCAAGCTTTACTTATCAGTTTAACAGCGCCAACACAAACGGCACAGGAAGAAAGATATTTGACCGGGATTCAATGAGTGGTTTTTAATGGCTAGAACTAACAACCTGGATGACTTCATCAAACTGCTTTCAAAGATTGAAGGCAAAGTAGATACCACGGTTGTTAGAGAAGCTAGAAAGAATCTGAGAGCGACAGTAAGAAAGTATCAGCCACTTGCCAAGAAAGTATCACCAAAGAAGTCCGGTAAATTAATTAAGAGTATCAAAGTAAAGAGTAGATCAAGAAAAGGAGTCTCGACTGTTACGTTGACTTTCGGAGTTCCTTACGCTGGCCCACAGAACTTTAGAAAGGCTGGCGAAAATGAGAAGTTTTTCACTGATTTCTATGCACAGAAGAAGAAAGTTTTAGATAGAGAAGGCAAGAAAGATGTAGTTGATGCCTTCATTAAAGTATTAACCGAGAATGGAATAAAAGTAGTATGAGCTTAAGAGCTGCACTAGTAGACGCATTTAAGGCCGAGGCGACAATATCAAACCTTGTTGACACTCGCGTCTTTGATATCTTCTATGACTTCGAGGATTTCTTGAATAGTAAAGCAAACCGTGTTTCTAAATTCCCATCTATTACAGTTGAATCAAACGGTGCAGAAAATGAAAACAATCTTGACTCACATGACAATCTTATTCGTGAAACTTTTACAATCACTTGTTATCAGCAGGTTAATTTATCCAAGCTTAGAAGTCGCTCCAATACGGTGCAGAATAAAGAACGGGATATACTCAGACAGATTGATACTTTAGGCGATGCAGTAAATTTATTCATTAAAGATAAGACTGGGATTGTTGGTTCTTACTTTTTAAGAAGCTCGCACATTTCAGATGATACGGATGACATCTTCGAGACAGAAGATAACAGAGAAATTGTAACAAGAGTGCTGACTTATAATGTCGGCTTTTCTAATAACTAACATAACATAAAATAAGGAGACTAGCATGTCTATTGAAGGAATCTTAACCACGTTTAATTTTGGCGGGCTAATTGCTGATATTGTATCCATTAGCGCTCCTGGTGATGAACGTAAAGAATATGAAACAACTAGCTTAGATGACACAAGAGAGCAGTTTAAGCTTTCCGCAATGGGTGTTGGTCAAGAGTGTACCTTAACGCTTAGACTTAATCCAGAGTCACCAGCCATTACTTCTGGTGTAACTCAGACAGGTATTGTTATCACTCTATCTAAACAAACAAGCGGTAGTGTTTCTGGTGCGACTTATACATTCGATGGATTCACAAAAAATGTAACTGGTGTTAATCCAGATGTCGGCGGTTCAGAAGGTTTGACGCAAGATGTCACTATCCGTTTAACTAGTGAAGTTGTTGTAGTAGACGAAGTATAAATAATTAAAAAGAGGTCGGTAGTATGACTAAATTAAAAGATACAGATTTATATGTCAGGAAGATTAAATACATTTGGGTTGCTCCATTACTCAAAGGTGAAGTTAAAAATGATGATATGAGCGATGTGATGTTGGCTCTTATCTTTAAGATTATATGTGATAAAGATGGTAATGATTCAAATGAAGAAGATTTAGATTTAGATGACTTCATGGCCGCTCAAGCGTATCTCTTAGAGAAGATTAAGCCGCAAAAAAAAAGCTAAATCATCATGCCGTGACACTTTGTAACATTGCAGAGTCGACCGGCAAAAGTTTAGAAGAAGTCGAGGATTTAAGTTTAGATCACTATTACACGTGGGTTACATTTTTTAGAACTAATCCACCAATTCGCGAGATGTTGAATTATAGCCAGGCTCATATCTCAACAACAATAGCCGCATCAGTTCCACGCGGGAGAGGTCGAAAGGCACCAAAGTTTGATGACTTCATGTTTGATTTTGAAAAAGCTATTATGTCAGATCAAGAAAAATTAGACGATAAGATTAGAAAGATTTTTGGTAAATAAAAGGTTTAAGTTATGGCTCAAGCAAAAGGCAAGGTTGGATCGTTATTCTTTGGGATGACTCTTGATACGAATGATTTCAAGAAGAATCTAAAGGACATTAAGAAGAAGCTTGCCGCATCTGGTAAGGAGATGCAGGAGTCTTTCGCTAAGATTGCCAAAGCAGGAGCGGCAATAGCAGTTGGTTTCGCTGCTGCTGGTGCTGGCTTGATATTATTTGCTAAGAATAGCGCCGCTGCTACTAATGAGCAACTTTTATTAGCCGACTCACTCGGAACCACACAATCAAAGATTGCCGCGCTAGATTTAGCCGCTGAGAAATTCGGCGTGTCTCAAGATATGTTAATTGATAAGATGAGAGAATTTGGCGGCGTAGATGAATTTACAAAGATAGCCGAGCAAGTAAAAAACGCCGGTGATAAAACTGCCCAATTAGCTAAAGCGCAAGAGCTGTTAGGCAATGAAGGCTTAAAGCTTCTGCCTATTCTACAGTTAGGCGCTGAAGGTCTTAAGGCTATGGAACAAGAGGCCTTTGACTTAGGTTTAGCTCTTAGTCCAAAGCAAATTGAAGAGTCACGCGTTGCCTGGCAAGCTTACGAAGAGACTCTTATCTCATTTAAAGGACTCGGAAAACAGATAGGCGTTGCTCTACTTGAGCCTTTCGGTATAGCTTCTGCTGGTCTTGGATCATTTATAAAGACTTTCAAAACTGATATTATAAATGCGTTTAGTTTTATCGCGGATGTCATAACAGGATTTATCCAGGGTGCGTTTGAGCTCTTTGCTGAGTTTGGGATACCTATGATTAATGCCATGTTAGAGTTTGCGGGAATGTTAGGTGATACATTCTCAGATATATTTGGAATTATCGCGGATGAGGGTGGTTCTACCTTCTCGTTTATAGGCGACTTCTTTAAGGGGTTTATTGATTTCTTAGCCACATTTAAACAGAGCTTTATAGCTGGAGTAACGGGCGCAGTTTCTACTGTATTGACATTTGTATTTAATTCGCTTTCTAAATTTTCAGATTTTCTAGGTGATTTAGTTACTGATATAGCTTTCCTTGCTGAGGAGTTGGGTCTTGTTGGTGAAGGTTTCGGCCAAGCTGTATCGGATTCATTTGTTGAGCAAGGTGTGGCACTTCGCAAAATGGGTAAAGATCTTGCTAAGCCTTTTGAAGACGCACAAGAAGCGGCTATAGATGAAGCGGCAAAGATACTTGAAAGGCTATCGGATAAGAATGAGAAAGATCAACGGACTTTCCTTAGTGGTATTAAAGCCTTTAATATGAAGTTTGGACAGACTGTAGCTAGTGCGGGGGAGGTTGTAAAGAAGGCCGCAACAGAGATTAAAACTTCTCAGCAAACCGACCAGCGAGCTGGCGCAATAGTCGCAGGTTCACAAGAGGAAGCGCGGATACTTAATGCTCAAGGCGATAAGAATTTAGAGATTCAGAAGCAGCAACTAAATGAGCAGAAGAAACTTAATAGAAACTTTAGCGGCGTAGGTGTGTTCTAATGGCTGAAATTTTAAATACTTTCTGGTTGAAGGATATTGATGGTGGGCAGAATGAGGATGGAGCTATTGAGCACAATGAAGTAGCCATCATCGAATTTGATGCAGTTGTTGAGACTACACCAGACGCCATAGCAGATAGTTTATTTCGAGGTGGTCAAGTACATCGTTCGAATGATTTCCTTACTCTAAATAAGGGTTTTGGCGCAAAAGTACATGAGAACACAAACGGTACAACTTGGGAATTCTCGCTAACTTACACGACTCTAGCATTTAATACTAGCTCAAATGATCCGGAGAATTACCGGCCTAAAGTTGGTTATTCAAAATGGACATATTCAAGAGCTTTATATAACGATAAAGAAACCGGCGATCCTATTCTATTGCCTAATGGGCTACCTTATGACCCTCCTCTAATGGAGAGTGTAAGCTCTATGATTATTCATATTACGGTGCGAGAGAATGCTGCTAATGCAAATAGGATTACTCAATGCGGCAGTGTTAATGAGAAAGATATTACACTTGTGGGCGCTAAAATTCCAAAGTTTTGTGCAATGTTTGACGACTATAAAACAGAGCCTCACCGTGACGAAGAAGGCTTCTTAACTTTCTTTAATACTTATTCAATTAAGACTAAATTTGTCAAGAATAATAAAGGCAAACAGATAGGTTTTAAGGTCGAGACATTAGCCGCCAGCTTTAGCCAACTTGTAGGAGGTGTGCTTGAGGCTATTACTGAGCCGTTAATTACAACGCCTGCATCGGCAGGTGTTGAAGAAGTATCAGAGCTTGTCCAAGTATCTGAACCAGTAATGATTGATGAAAATGGCGCAGTAACAACAACTCCATTCTATCAAGAACGAGTGCCCTTCGACCTAATCTCATTTAGTCAATTCGGTTTACCAACAAGTTACCCGGTGAATTAAATGGCCGGGCGTAACTTTGTATCAGATGAGATGGCCGGCAGAATACGGGAATCCGTAGCCTACACTGAGAATATAGGCAATCCAACTAGACCAACTAAACGAAGAATTGTTAGACAACGTGGAGGCGGAGGTGGAGGCGTCAGGTCTTATGTGGTTATTACTGCCGTGACAGATGCGGCAAATTATATAGGAAATATTTTATCAGGCCCCGGCGGTGATGTAGTAACTGCCGGCGTTTCAATCAAGGTATTCGGCGCGGAAGAGAATCCACTCTCAGTTGGCTATAATAATTTTGCAGATAAAGTTGATGACGTCTATTATCTTAACGCGGATTTATTAGCCTAATGGGTTGGGATGAGATAGATTTTGAAAAGATTGTTGCAGGCGCTACTACTGTTGATGTAAACTCAGAGCAGAATTTCAATTTCGTCCTTAATTCATTCGGCATAGCTTTAGATGAGCGATTGAATGTTACTATATCCGCAACTGATTCATTACCTACACTTCCAGGAATTAGGTTTTTTGTAGATGGCGAGATTCGGTCAAGCAACACATTCATGAATAAATATAGAAAGTTACTTGATGAGTATTTTGATTTATGGAATGACTTTGAATGGTATTCACGGGATTCTTTAACCGATCCTTTAAATGCTGCTAATTTTCTACTTGATGATACCGACCTAGAGGCAGCGATGGGTGAGAATGCCTATGATTTACTTATTAATAGAGCCGACAGAAACCGCGTTGAATTGTGGTCTGCTGATCTGTTAAATGGATTATATGAATTATATAAATTAACTCAGGTTCATAAGCGTGGATTAAGCCGATTAAATGATTATACAAGTGTAAAATATAATAGCCCTGTATTTTTCAATAACGCTGACTTAAGGCTAGGTTTAGGCGGTACCGGCAATGGCAACCCCTATGGCGACGCTCTAGGAGATTATAATTCTAATAAAGCAGTCCTTGTACAGGTTGTTGGTGTAGTCCCAGTTATAACTAGATGGATTCAAGATATAGATGGATCTGGCGGCTCATGGAGTATTGCGACTGGTTCTAGGGATACCCACACGGTTACTATAAAATGCTTGGATCTTTCTGCGAATAATATAAGTTTAGATATAGTTGGATTCGGCGCTGAATTGAAGGCAAATTACAAAAAAGATAACAATGGAGTGACTACGGTTATTTCTGCTTATACAGAGAATTATCTTAAAGTAGGCCCGAATGATACTCCTATTTTTGTAGAGGTAACAGCTAAAGATATAACCCTAGATCCTACTTTAGGTTTAAGATACGAGTTTTACGAATATGGCTCCCCGAGTAACCAAGCTTTTCCGGATTTTGTTAATCCATCGGATACAGGATCTGGCTCTGTAAAATTTGATGTTCTTTTTGATATCCATCAATCTCGTAACTTCTTAATAGATGTGAATAATTCAGCACTTGAATTCTTTATAGAAGAAGAGTAATTACTCGTAGTAGGATAAGTGGCCGGTGAATCCATTGACACGGGCTACCCACATATCAGCATAAATCTTAGTTCCTTTTATATCTTCCATGCTTCCGAATTTATTAAACTCTATTGTCTGGGTTTGAGTTGGGTTCCCGTTGTGGTCAAAGAATGAAAGTGGGCTCATTATATTCTTAGATCCTACTAACTCATCAGCGGTATTATAAACTTCAATAAGATTCTCGGTGAACTCCATTCTATAGCTTGTGCCTTCTGCCATTGCCTTAGCGCTCCAAACGTTGATACTGCCACCGACTTGCTTAATAGCGGCTTTTGCTCGATCTGGCCTAAGTACTTGCATGGTTATACCTAAGAGGATGGACATTATAGTCATGACCACTAGAAGTTCAATCATGGTAAAGGTTTTCTTTTTCATGACGTTACCTCTTGTTTAGATGCCATATCTTTAGCAACCATATATGTAAGGGTGGTTGAATAAATAATCATTCCTATCATTAATATTGGCGCTACATAAAGATGAATTGCTGAGTAAATCCCCAGAGTTAACAGCATTATAAGTGCGATGATACCGACAAGTAATTTCATTTTGTTTCCTTTTTGATTTATAATACAATGAAAAAGGTTGCTAAAATATTGCAGTTATTGTTTGATTTTGTAACGGCCTCATGCTCACGCGCGTATACATAGAGCTTTTACATATTGAAAATACTTATACGAAAGTGTAGATTGATAAATAAATCTAATAAGCGGAATTGACTAATATGGATGATCCAGTATTTCCAACAGCAATAGTAGTGGGCGGTAAGGGTTCAACATATCGCTTTGATGGCTTTCCTAAGACAATGCACTCCAATCAGTCGTTCATTCTTGAGGCGACATTTACAGCGAGTACAGGCGGCCCTTTTGATATATCAAGCTCGGTTGCTACTCTTCGCGTTTCAACTTTTAATAACTCAGATCCTAATGGTTCGTTTGTATTAGGCGGCGGCGTAATTTCAGACTCGGGCAGCGGCACAATAGACCGTGTGACTTTTACTATTGTTAAAGATCTTATTCCTCCTTCCCTCGGTAATTTCCCTCTAAGAAATGGCGGTAATTCCGTATTCTATTTTATCCTTGAAGACTCTGATTCAGTTCTTGAATTCTCAGAAGGCGTTAATGTCATTGATCCGAACTTTGATGGAACGGGCACAATAGACCCTGGCGCTGGTTCAATAGTAGTTTCAAAGAATGATCTTGGTAGCGTAGTTGATACCACTGTAACGACTCCGCCTACTGCCGATTTAGGGCTTGCGTATCTTGTTCCGAATGCTGGTGCTACTGGTGATTGGGTTGGACATGATAACGAACTTGCAATAGGCAACGGCATAGATTGGCTCTTTACTATTCCGGTTGATGGTAACTTTGTATTTGACTTAGCGGCTGATTTACAAACTAGATTTGATGGCTCAGTGTGGGCTGTTGATGGTGATTTAGTTACATCTGTTTTTACTAGAATCGGCGCGGTTGTTGCTGAAGATGGAGATTATACAGGGTCACAAGTCACAAACGTACCAGCGGGTAATATCATCGCCGTTGAAGTTCAAGCCGCGATCAATGAGCTTGATGGAAACGATGACACGCAACAGACCGCTATTGATTTAAATACCTCTCATCGATCTAATACTTCAGACCCTCACAATGTCACAGCCTCGCAAGTCGGCAATACAGTGGCACAGTGGAATGCCAATAAGCTTGATGATATCGATATCGTTGACTTAAGTGGAATATCAAACGGTGAAGTTTTAGCCTTCAATGGTTCAAGTGGTGATTTCGAGCCCGTAGCAAATGGCGGCGCGGGAACTTCTGGAAGGCCGGCATTTGAATGTAATTTCGATACAGATGTAACAGCTTCAGAGCCAGCAAGCGGCGCGGTAAAGTTTGATAATGCCGTTCCTGGAAGTGCCACAACAATAAGATCAAGCACTACTGATATTAATAATATTAATATTACTACTCAATTATCGCGTATTGGTTCAGGTGATACTTTTATAGTATATCAAGTTGATACGCCGACTAAGTTCTTATACTTCTCGGTTACTTCATCGGCTCTTGTAACTACTTCTTATAATATTGTGGGCACATCAATTTCTGGCGGGGTTGCGATTGATAACGGGGCGGCTTGTGGTATCGCTTCTTATGTTAATACTGTCGGGGGCGCTGCTGGTGTTGCTTCATTCAATGGCCGTACTGGTGGAGTAGTTCCCGCAGCTGGTGATTATGATAATAGTCAAAATACTAATACAAGTGGAGTCTCCGGGGCAACTACAGCAGACGCTTTAAATACCTTAAACAATACATTATCACCTGAAGCTGTTGCTAGCGGCACTGATATTATTGTAGCTGGTGTGGCTTATACTCTTATCTTAACTAACAAAGATAATAATAATATTATCATGGAGAGCGCCTTATCAAACGCGGTTACAATCCCACTAAACGCCACAGTAGCTTTACCTATTAGAACTAAAATTCCCGTAATGTCAGATGGCGTCGGAGTAACTACTATTGATGGCGCTACCGGCGTGACAATTAACGGCGTTTTAAATGGCTCAGTTGTCGTGAACACGCAATACCAAGGCGCTCTCCTCCAAAAGCGGGGAACTGACACCTGGGTAATTAGCGGAGATGTCACCTAATGACACCGCTAGCCAGAGGTATATTATCAAGCGCTAAACTTGGGGTCGCCAATTTCGCTAAGTATTTTATGGCAAAGTTTAATCCATCTTATGGTATTGAAGTTCCAGATAATGCAACGCTAGATCTAACTAATGATTTTTCGGCCTGTGCTTGGGTTTATACTAATAATCGGACTGTTGATCAGTATATAATGTCTAAGTTTTTAGTCACAGGTAGTCAAAGATCATGGTTTATAAATACAAGAGACGTTGATGGACGCATAGTATTTGGCCACTCAGTAGATGGCTCTGCGGTTACTTTCTTTTCGACGACTCTAGTAGTACCTTTAAACACTAAAACTTTGGTTCATTTTAGGTTGACTAGCGGTACTCTATATATTGGTATCAATGGAGCTTCTGAGCAATCTGTTGCAAAGGGCGCGTGTTTTTCTGGATCGGCACCTATTGAGATAGGTAAGATAATTAGCAGTATCTTTGATGACGACTTCGACATCACACAACCTATGCTATTCAATTCAGGCTCATCTCTTGCAAACTTCCTTACTATATACAATGGCGGCATGCCGTGTAAATATTCACTAATAACTCCATTGATAACCGACGACGCTGTAATGGCATTTGAGCTGAGTAGTAATGATGACACTTTAACTGACTTATCCGGCACAGGTAATGACGGCGCATTTGTTGGCGGGTCATTTGTAGATGGTCATCTAGCCACTTGGAAGATTGGGCCAGAAGTGACTTCATTTAATTCATTTAACTTCGATACTTCAGAAGGGGTATCTGCGGCGCATAGTGCATCTCTAAGTCTTACTAGTAACTTTTCCGGCGGTGCTTGGGTTTATCCGATAGACCGATCCACTTTCCAAAGAGTAATAAGTAAGAACGATGCCGGCACTAACAATAGGCAATGGCTATTCAATCTGAATACTTCCGGAAATTTATACTTTGAGACTTCAGCTATTGGATCCGGAAGCTCTATGGGTAAAACAAGTGTAGCTGTAGTCCCATTAAATGAATGGTCTTATGTTCACTTTAGAGTAACCGGCGGCAATGTATATCTGGGGCTAAATGGTGATGCTGAAGAGGCAATAACTCAGGGGGGAATATTCACAGGTACGGCACCAGTCGAAATAGGCTCAATAAATAATAGCGTTAATTTCTCATCTGATTTTAATATTACTCAGCCGATGTTATTTAACGTTGCATCTTCTGCTGCCAATTTCATCACTATATATAACAGCGGTAAGCCTTTATTGTATTCACTTATAGCTCCATCGATCACTAATGACGCCGTGCTTGCATTTGAAATGAGTTCAAATGACTCATCATTGACAGACTTATCCGGTAATTCAAATAATGGTACAGCTAATGGCGGCGTTACTGCTGATGGTATCGTAAAAGAATGGCAGATTGTCTAAGGTAAAATTATGAACGACTTAGAAATACATGATTGGTTTATAAATCTACCAGAGTATAAAAGCTATTATGATGCAATCGGCCCATATGAGCCAAGTTGTGATTATGCCGGGCCAGATAATAATAAAACATTATCGATGTTGATACCGAAGACTTTATACGGCATTGATTGCAATATTGCCTTTTATCAACATGATGCGAATTATGCGATAGGTGGAAATAAGAAAGATCGCTTTAGATCTGATGTAGAAATGCTTGGAACATCTTTATTCATTATCGAGAATACCCCTGATAGGTGGTATCTATGGTTCGGTAATACAGCCCGACGACATATGGCAAGAGTAAGGCTAATTAAGTACTTTGAGGCTGTTAGATCAGGTGGTAAAAGCAGCTTTAATTTTAGTGTTTAGGTGTATAATATGGCGCGAATAGTTGCAGTTATTAGTCTGAAGTGCAATATTAACTAACGTCAAAAGCAATAAGGTTTAAATAACGAGTTTTGTACTTGGGTTAACAGAAGCATCTTGGATCGGCATAGGGCTATTAATTCTCCCTTTCATAGTAGGAGCCTTTTTGAGAAATAAAGCAAAGGCTGATAAAAGCGATATCATGATTGACGTTACAAAAAAGATAGATGAAGAGATAGCCCCGGTAGTTAAGCGATTAGAGAAACACGAAGAAACTATTAATAAACTCATCACCAAGCAAGAAGTAATCCACACCAAGGTTGATAATATACTTGATGGTCAAGAGCGCTTAATGGATTTTATGATTAAAATATCAGATAAGCTCGACACTAAGCGGGACAAATAATCACATCCCCTCGCAGTAAACCACTCTTTTATCAGTAGCCTTGATCTTTGGCATCTTGATAAAATAGACCTTATTAACTGCCCGATCAATCTCCTTTTCTTCAATCAGAAGAAAGACTTTTACTATATCAATTTCCTTATTCTTAATCGCATTCATTTGCCTCACCTGTTTAGTTTTATATACACTAAGCACTTATACTTAATAGTTTTATTGCATTATTGCCTTTTAAACTGCAATGAATAAAGCCGCTCAGTCACCCGAACGGCCTTGATTTAAAGCTTCTTAATTATCCTTTCTTCAGATTGGAACTCTGTCTTGCATTGCTTGCAGCGGTATATCCTTATAATGATTGCTTGAGTTGATCGGGTGTCAATTCGGTCAAGTGACCTTTTCGCTCCACACTCAGCGCAGATTATATTAGTCACGATGTACGGCACCTAAAAAGGCACCTCATCTTCTGGCCCGTCATTATTACCCATAACCGGCGGCGCGGGTGCTGCTACTTGAGGCGCAAAAGTAGGCGGCTTATCTTCTAAGCTTGTTGTCTCATAAGCTATCTTATCACTATGAATCATCCAAGCCTGAAGAGTATTGAAATACTTCTCTTCACCTTGTGGTGATGTCCACTTTCTACCTTTAAGATTAAAGCCAACCTCGACAGAATCGCCTATCTTATACTTATTAAGTAGGTCGCACTTATCCTGGATGAATTGGAATGATACCAACTCAGTGTAAGTCGTATCGCCTTTTGTCTCTGAAGTTTCCAGCACCACATCGCGCGTTTTAAACGTTGCCGTTCTATGTACTTCATCAAATATTTTGTGTATTATTCCAGTGAATTCCATTATCGATTCTCCATTAATTCATTTATATATTGTTGGCACATCTTGACGCGTACGCTTATTTCTTCGATAGCTTTGTCATCGCGATCAAAGTCAAAGTACTTAATTCTCAACTCTGTATCGACATCGCTATATGTCATTTGCGCCGTGTAGTATTCCAATAATTCATCGGCGGTTTTATTAGATTTATACGAAGCTCTCCGCGCCTCATCGGTGATTAGATCTGCCGGAGCATCCATTAAGGTGTAAACTAATCTTGCATGATGTTTATCTAACAATCCCATATATCCTTGCAGCTGCCACCAATAACCTTTATCTGGCTTGGTATCGAATAGCGGGAACGTGTCAGGCTCCCAGGAGTTCTTTACATCCCAAATTCTAGGCTTGGTTATTATATCCGGCGTTCCTTGCATGAAGTCGTTTAGGAAGAATACCTCATTCTTTTCCATCTCCACAAGAAAATACTCATTCAAGAACTTGATCGAATCATCCTCGCAAATATTACCTTTGTCGGTGTACTTGCTTGAGAATCCTTTCCGGCGATCATAGAGCTGCTCTTTTAACCAAGTGCGGCAATATGTCTTAGCCCCGGCGGGAAGCTCAGGGCGGGCCGCTAAGTCAATAAGCTTCTGATACTCGATCGATTGTAGGTTAGTTAGATCTTTACCGTCTAATATTTTACGGGTAAAGGTTTCTCTCTTCCTCTCCTGAGTCTCAGACAACCCCACATTGCCGGCCATTATTGAGCCGATAGCGCTGCAACGAATTTTAAATTTAGGGATCATTTAGAAAGCTCCTTGAATCTCTTATCATGAGCATCAGCTACTTCTTTGCTGTCTTTATGATCCGTGGTTTGCGCCTTCTGATACTTCTCCATTAATACATCCAAGTTCTCAGCCTTAGAGATGGCATTCAAGATAGCGCTTATTGGAATGACGGGCGTTTGTGTGGCTGGTGTTTCTCCGATAACGGCGTCTTTAATATGGGACTCATCGACATCCTGCACGAAGATATCAGAACAGGCGGTCACATTCATTACCGCATCAATTAAAGATCTTTTCTTTGCCATCTTCAAAATAGTATTAGATAAGGTGAACATATCCTGGCGAACTTGCTTTATCTTCTCCGGTGGTTTTCCCTGCCATCCTTTCTTGTAATGAATACGGCGCATATTTTCCGGGGTGTCGTTAAACTCTTCATCACAAACAGAAGCACGCCAAGCGTATTTATTTTCAAGGCTTGAGCATTCGCCAATACCAGAACCCATATAGACACTTGAACCTTGATGAATAAGTTTGGTGGTGACTCGATAGTATTTATTATCCGGTGTGGAAATATCCTCAATAACAAATTCAGTGGCAAGCATGAAGGTGGCAAGGATCTTTTCGGCTCCAGGCTTAAGCAATACCGGTTTATCACCGCACCCGCTAATCTTTCCGTAGTGCGTACCGTTGATCATTACTTCCTTCATCACTGAATGGATAGTTGCAACATGGCTCTTGATATCCGCTGCCGATTGGATCTGATTATTAACTACTACAATTTCGTCGCTCATTTATTTAATCTCCTTATTTAATGCTTCTGCTATTCTTGAGAATT